TCCTGAATGCCTGCCTGAGCAATCTCTCGAATGGCACCGAGATCTGAGGCGATACGGGAGAGCTCCCCGAGGGCATCGCTGACGTCCGCATCTAGGATCCCTTTGACCTGGTTGACGTCCTGAGCTCCGAAGACCCGTGGCGCGCTCTTCGTGGGTATCGCGAGCATCCTGTTGCGGAATGCTGATACGGCACGCTCGAGGACCTTCTCGACCTGGCCGACGTCGACGATCTCCCCCCGCAGCTTCGCAAGTTCAATCTCCTTGATCTCGCGCTGGGTGCGTTTGAGCAGTGCATCCTCGAGATCCCGGTTGGCGAGATCATCGGGGCTCTCTTGCCTCGCCGTTTCGAGCTCGAGCGCCTGGCGATCGTACCGCCATTTCCAGCATGCCCCGAGGTTCCACGTCCCCCTGGACAGCTTCGGCATGCCCTCGTGCCAGTAGTTGATGATTTGCTGGGGAGTGACGCCGAAGGAGGACGCCAGTTCTGTCGTATTGACCTCATGCTCTGCCATTCAGTCATTCAAATTCAAATACCATAGCAAACCATAGAGTCTAAGAGGATTTCGCGCTCGAGGCGAACCCTCATTGGAAGCCGCGGAAAGGACCCATAAACGCATTGAATGACGATTGGATTAGAATGATCATCTCAGATCTCCTGCCGCCTTGCGCTCGGCGTAGGTCCTGCCACCCAGGGCGCCGCCTGTCTTCCATCCCTTGGCTGCTGAGGATGGCACGAGCCCAGACAGCTCAACCTTGAGTTGATGGTCCATTTCCTTGAGGAACTGTTCATCGATACGCTCTGCCACCTGCTTCTCAACGGCCTTTGAACCAGCCATATCAGAGGCAGAGATCGTCAGCATCTCCTTGATGTTATGCCGTCCTGCTCCAAGACGATGGTAGACTATCGCACGTCCACGATCTGCCCCTGACTTCCCACGACCCCAGACAAAGAACGCCTTGGCCGTCTTCCGATCGCCCCGCTTGATCGCGAACGACACCATCCTGTTCCCCTTGAGTTTGCGCGCACCGAACATGCCAACGCCCAGGCGCGCACCCCGAACGATCACCGCTGCAATAAGGCTCGTCTTTGTGGACTTCTTGACCTCGATTCCCTTGTCGAGATCCTGTTTCTTGATGTTGAACTCTTCACGTACCGCTGAGCTGATGGCTGTGCGCGCCGATGCGGCTGTCCGGTTCAGCGCCCGGGACACGGCTGCAGGATGCTCCCGTGCCAGCTCCAGTAGGCCGAGTTTGTTCTCATACCGGAAATCAATCAGCTTTTCCATTATTTCCCCCTTGAGTATTCAGCCACCGCCCGGAACAGCTCCCAGATTTCCATGTAATCCAGAGTGCGGAACTTCTCGAGCTTACGCCGGAGGAATAGCAGCCGCTCGGTCGGCATCGGTGGGTGTGGATCACGGATCCACAATAGCACGGCCCAGAGCGTGAAAAGGACGTTGATGACGAGCGATATGTAGAGCGCTATTGCCATTTCATCTCCTTGCGAGGTGGTCCGCCTTGACGAGGATCTCTTTCACGCGCCATCTGGGCTCTTCTGTCCGGCGATCTTCTTGATCGATCGAAGGATCATTTCATCATCTTCTCTGCTCAATGCGCCACAGTTTTTGCCACCCATCCGTAAAGCAAAAGGCATCCGTACACGAGCACACATAGCCCGACGAGTAAGACCAGCCCCTTGCAGATCACTTTGTCAGCGTCCATCGTGCCATCTCCCCTCTGCCATCAATGCCGCGGCCTCGAGCACTTGTCTATGCGTCGATCCATGGCATCTGATCTTCGAATCGCCGCGGCAAGCCGTAAGCGAGATCAGACCAGCGCTCTCGATCCAGAGACATTCCCAATATCCCTTTGCTGCCAGACGATCGTAGAAATGGCTGCATTCTTGATCACGCACAGATCCCGCGACGTCCATCAGGCTATCTCTCCGGATGTCGGTTGTTCGGGCGAACGATACTTCTCACGTATTCGACCACATAAACGGCATTTGTATTGCCGCGTGGCTTTGCTGACCGTCTTGAATCTGGGTCGGCCACAGCAATCACCGAACGTATATTTTCTCCATTTCTTCTTGCTTCGCTTCATGGCTCACTCCTTTAGCAATTTTGGGGCTTCCTCTTACCGATCGTTCGCTGCGAGCGATTCCCGGACGGCTGTAATTTCAGCATCCTATTCATTCGTTCGCGGTCACCTGCTGTGAGTACGACCGACTTCTCTTTGCCGTCGACGATCGCCGACAGCGTAATGGAGCTGATCCCATCACCGCGCTTTGGCGCGAGATTTCGTAGAGCTTCAAGCATTTTCCGGTCCATTCTTCCTCCTGGTCACATCCTCATGCTTGCCGCGAGGTCTCGAAGCCGCCCGTCGGCACACGACCCCACGATCTCCCCGGGCGTCCTCATCACCTTCATCGTGAAGGCAAATGGACTTACGATCTTGAGCTTCTCGGAGGTCCTGATCGTGTAGCGGATGGCCAGCTCGACGTATCGTGGCCAGTTCACGCGCTCACCGAGCGTGTTGTAGGCCTCATGCAGGATCCTGATCTTCTCGTCGTCACCGAGCTTGTAGATCAGGTTCTTCATGTCCTGCTCGAACGATCCACAGGTCGGCCGCCAATCGAACGGATTCCGAGGCCTTCCCTGGTTCTCCTGGGCAATCAGTGCCTTGATCCCCAGGATCCAACCTGATAGCTCGGGGCCGTAAAGCCGCAGGACGTAGTCGAGATCTTTGAGCTTCTCAGAGTTATCCACAGGTTCGCGCGCTTTCGGCGCGTCTTCGACAAGAAGGTCCGAAAGGTCTGGAGGGTCCGTAGGGTCTGTAGGGTGAGACAGTCTTGAGACTGTCACGCTACTGTCACGTGACGGTAGTGTGACAATATCAGGACCATCGGTTGCCGCGCCAGGCGTCGGATCCTCTGGATGGCCCTCTTTTGCCCGTCTCGATCGTTGCCGTTCCCGCATGGAGCGGAGGAGGCGCACACCCATCGCGTCCCAGTCGTGGAGGCGCCTGTCAGCGTCCATCCAGCCCGAGCTGAGCAGAGCAGCAACGAACTGAGGGGCATCGCCCTCCCATTCGGCCGCATCCGCGACGTCAGAATCCGAATACTGTGAGAAATCCCCCTCCTGGGCGTAGGAGACAGCCCAGCACCAGAGAGTGACGATGTGCCCCCGGGCTTGGACCTTGCCAATTGCCAAAATTTTAGCAAGCCGAGTGACCTTAGGATGACCAGCGAACTGCTCGTGGAGCTCAAACCAAGCCATATAGTTCCTTGGAATATTCGGGGCCCGGGCACCCACCAGGGCCCCGATGGGTTTACCACATCATGGCGCAGCTGATAGCCCAACTGTCCTTTTATGGCTCCGGGACTTTCCCGCGCCCGGAATGGCGGTTACGCTATTTTTTGTGCTTTTCCGGTTCGAAGACGATCTGGACCATTCCCCTCGGCCATACGAGGGGAGGATCATCCTCTTCGCCCGGTTCGCGGTTCTCATCGAAGATTGACCTCGGGCACGGTGCCTCCCCGTCATACACCCAATCCTCATCGAGCACAGAGACTTGAACAATTTCGCCGCCCGAGACCTCGACGCCAATGGCCGCGGCCTGTTGTTCCAGCTGTTCCGATGTGAGATCGTCCAGGGCTTTCTTGAGCTCTCGGAGTTTCATGCCGCCTCCTGCTTTTGTTCCTCGTCGAACAGCTCGAGCTCGTTCCTCTCGTTCTTCTTCGCCTTCGAGATCTTCACCGCCAGGCTGAGCAGCCGGCGTTTCTCACGGTCCAAGTATTCCCGCCGCTCCTGTTCTGAGGGCTTGAAGTAGCCGCGCGTGTTGCTCGCGACCCGCACCCCTTTCTCGACGGCAATCCTCACGGCGTCTGCTATTTCCCGAGGAGGAACGCCCCCGGGGACCTCACCTGTGGGGTCCCACCCGGTCTGCTCCGCGATCCGCTCACCCGTGATTTCTGACCCGCGCGAATGCCGGCAGATGATCCTCAGTACGTCCAGTCCTGTTTCGAAGTCCATGTTGTCCTCACACGAACAGTCGTTGGCTCGCCGAGATCCCGCTTCCGTGGATCTCGATCAGTCGCCGCGCTTTCAGCCGATGCAGGTACGCATCCCGGCTCGACCGCTTGTACTCCGTTTGATCGCTCAGTTCATCCCGAGGGACCACCCGCGGGTACGCTCTCACCAGGTAGTCGAAGATCACCCGTTCCCCTTCTGGCAATCGCTCCAAGTGGTACCGGACCAGCTCACCACCCGTGGGCAGAGGCTCGAACGAACCCCCGAGGGCTGCCATGCCCTCCTCAGTAACCCGAATCCGGTCACCCTCGACAACGACCAGGCCGCGCTCTTTGAGCCGCTGGAGATAGGCGTCACGACTCGATCTCTTATAGCCCGTGAGCACTGTCAGCTGATCCCGCTCCACACCTTCATCATGCTGGGCCGTTGCGATCAGGATGATCCTCTCCCCCTTCGGCACTTTCACAGAGATCTCAGCATCTGATCCCGCATGAGCCCGGGGTGCCGGCCCCCAGCTTGCCACCTTTCTCGCGGCTGGAGATGTCTCGACAACCGGTGGCGCGACGTACTTTGGCACGTCTACTGCCGCACCGGCGAGCATCTCCGCGGCCTTCTTCATCGTGCCCTGCTGCCGCACGATCGTCGATTCAAGGGTCCGGATCCTGGCGGAGGATTCCCTCTGTGCCTCATGTTTGCCGCGCTCGAGCGCCCGGCTTACTGCGGACTCATCGACGCGGGGTTTCGCGCTATTTGCCGCTGCCTCCAGCCGCCGGATCCTCTCGCGGAGTGCTGCCGGATCATCAGCCTTTGCCTTCTCGATCGAGGCTTTGAGGTCAGCCGAGAGCTTCTCGATCTCTATCGGCTCCAGGGGCTTGATCTCGACCTGTTTCGCCCCGAATTCCGGCGTACTCGATGCATTGAACGTCTGTTTCTTGTCAATCCGGACCTCCTTCGAGATCCTGAGCCACTGAGGGCTCCAGACGTGCGCACAGCCGACCTGGAGCTTCGGGAGGTCTCCGGCGATATCCAGATCGACGCCCTTCTCCTTCATCCATTCCTCCACAGCCTTGCGCTCGTGCGGGCCCGTCATCTGGAAGGCGAAGAAGCATTCGGTCTGATTCAGAGCCTTTTTGTTCACTTCCTGGGGACGTTGGGAGATCAGGCTCCCGCCGATCCCGAAGTTCCTCCCGAGCTTCCACATCCGGTTGAAGGCGTGCACCATCCGCTCCTCACCCTTCATCGCATTCTGAGGAACGAATTCCTGGCACTCCTCAAGGCAGACGTGCACCGGCGAGGGCTTTGCTTTGTACCGGAAGAAGAACCGGCCGGCCCAGTCAGTGGCGAAGCGGGCCTTGTCCGCGTCACTCTCGAACTGGCTGACGTCGAGGACAGCCGAGACGCGCCGGTCTGCCAGGAAATCAGCGATCACGCGCCCGCTCGTCGGCTCCAAGGGCACATCCCTGTGCAGTCCCCCGAATACCAGGATCGTCTTGATCCCATCGCCCTTTCCGTCAGCTGAGAGACGAAGCCCCCAGTGCACTCCCACCGGATCCAGAATCACGACCTGCATGCCAGCATCGAGCATAGCCTCCGCCATGCGGCCGAAGCCGTAGGTCTTCCCGGATCCGGTCCGGCCCATCCAGGCGAGCTTCTGCGTCACGACGTCGCGCGGGAGGGCCAGGTCCTTGGAGATCTCGAGCTTCATCTGGTGCGCGCTTTCGCCTTTGATGCGTTCCGCTTGTGAGGGACCTGCTGGAGATCATCTCTCAGGTAGATGCTCCCACCACTGCCATCAGGCCATTCGATCCTCCGGCCCACGGAAACCCGCGCTCGCGTGTGTCCACAGCTCTCACAGGGATACACATTGATCACCATGTTTTCCGTTACCGGACGATGAGTGCCCATGAAGTCCTTCTTCTGGCAGTGGGTACATATCAGGACCCAGCGCCATGGGCCCGGGTCTTTGGTGAGAAATCTTCTCTTCCATGGCCACCTCATCGGGAGCC